CGAGTGACATCCCAAGAAGTTCTTTGTATTTTCTCATCTTCTCGTTCTTCGCTTCAGGATTAACTGAGAAGATTGTTGGTGTAAGGTTTATCTCTAAGAACTCTCCATGTAATTGCTTTAGCTTACTTCTGCCAAGGCGGTACTTTACATACTTTGTTTTGGATCTCTTTCCAGTAGACTTGATTACTGAGTCAATCTCTGCATCATCAATAATTCCGTTGTAAGCATTGTATAATCTCTTCAGGCGTTCCCGGGTGCTTTGCCTTGAGTTATATTGCATCTCTGCATAATCAAGAGCCTCCTCGGTTTTGTCCTTATCTTTAGAGAAATCTATATCCGCTACTTCAGGGAAGGGCATACACTAGTTTTATTATCTTACCAAAAGTAGACAATTTTAGCTAACGAATCAAGAAATCTTTTATCCTTTCCTCCAATTACCTGTCGATTCACTTGTGTGTAATCGCTTTTCTTTTATCACTCTTGTTTCTTTTTCTATCAATATCATATTTCCTCTTTCATCAGGCATCCATTCTACTTCAGGGCCGCTTTCTTCCTCTTCAGAACTTTTGCGAGGCCGGGTTTTCATATCCTCGATACGCATCTTGGCATAAGCTAAAGCATCCACAGAGTCCCAGTCAGTGCCTATATAAGCCTCATCGTAGGCTAAGAGGTCTCTAAGTATCAATGGGAACTCACAGTCGTCTACGTAGTCCACAACCCACGACTGGACGATACCAAGGATAATCTCTTTTGATGAGCCTGTCATCTTGGCTCCGTACTTATGTACTTGCTGCCCTTTCCTTGAGTCAAATGTTTTTGGCCGTGGTGATAAGAATTTCGTTCCTCCATTCTTTTTGAAGTAATCAATGATAAAATCCTGCTCAGCAGAACACATCACGTTATTCTTCAATCCATACCACGTAGCAATCTTCAGGCATATATCATAGAAATCTTCCTTTCGTGGTGGGCGGTGATAGTAAAGGCATACAGGATACTCACTCTTGCGGATACCATCATCAACCATGCTAACTCTGTTCCCCTGCCTCATAACAACCATTGATCCTAATGAGGAGCTGGTCTTTGTCTGATCTTGGTTATATGAGTCAACACCTCCAATATCCAGATCGAGGATATCCTTACGTGGCTCCTGCAGCACCATGATACGCTTCCACTGCGGATCGTTTGTTTTCGCTGGTCGTGAAGAGAGGATTCTCTCAGCATCTGGATCTTCCTTGTTATAGCTCCACTCAAGGATTACTTCTTTATAGTTATCTAGCTTCCCTTCGATCTGGAAGAGCTTATTGTAGATCTTCTCATCGTCAAAGTTATTCGACCCACCAGAGGTAAAAGCCTCATCTACGGTGAGAGGATAAGACTGGTTATGCTTCTTGAGCTTTGCTTTATTAGGCAGCTTAGCATATTCGATTCTCTTCTTAAGGATATAATCTTCTGCTGCAACAACATCCTCACATCCGATAATCTCCCATGACTGATGCTTACGCAGGTTGGGGATAGCATCAACCATCTTTCCAGTGTCCTTATCTTTGAATGTATCAGCAAGGGGATTGCCAAAGAAAGGATAATAGAGCCTCGTTCCCGGAACCCAGAAACGCTCAAGATTATAAATCTCCGCATTATCCCAAAGGTCTTTAAAGTCTTTCGAGGTAGAGAGGATGTTGCCTCCTGTTCCATAAATGAAAAAATTTCCCAGCATCTCAGACCCAAATTCCAATGCTGGCTTAATAGATTCGATCACCTGTCCGAGTAGTTTGTACTGCCCTGACTCTTCACATATAACATCGTTGAAGTATTCCCCTTCGAGCTTCGTTGCATCATCATACATCGTTTCAAAGGAGAGCATGGTATTATATCCATCTTCGATATACCCACCGATAGGATCTTTTATCTCATATCCAGGCTGATAGATTTTTTCGTTATCCTGCAGCACATTAAGCCTGACCTCTTTTCGGATAGCGTTCTCTCCATGCTCGAATTTTTTCCTGAGCCCCGTGACGTATGTTTCAAGACCCGCAGTGATAGCACCTCTATACCCCGGGATGAAACGGATACCGTGAGATAGTATTGTTTTCCCTTTTTCAGATAAACCTTTTCTACGGGCCTTCGGAGAGATAATCCCCATCTTCTGCTCTTCTTTGACATAATCTACAAGCTTAAAGTATTCAAGATCAAGATCAACATACAATGGATACATACCCCCCTTAAGACCTTTCAGTGGCATTAGGTTGAGGTAGTAATAATAACGGCCGGGAATATTTACCCCAGCCGTCTCGTACCCATTTATACATCTATCAAATTGCTCTTCCCAGAAATCATCATATGCAGTCGTTCCTATACAGCGTGGGTTGCTTATCTCATCTGCCCAGTAAGGGATATTATTTGCTATCGGTGAGGGGTCGAAGCCGCGGAGCTTGAGATTAGGGAGATATGTAGGCGCTTGAAAGCCCATTATGTCTTAGAGTTAAATTCAATCATCTGCTTCTGGTTCCTCTGCCACCTTTCAAGCTTTGATAGCTTACGTGCACCCTTCAGCTCAATAGATTCTTGCTCTTCAATATCCAGGTCTTTCTCAATAGAGGTGATACGCTTCTCAAGGAATCCTATTGACTTGTCGATCTGCTCAATCTCACGTGCACTGATCTTGTCCTGTAAAAGGTCTCTGTGTAGCCGTATGACCTTTGTCTTGAGTGCATCGAGGGTTTCCCTCCGGATATCAAAGACAAGGCCCTTATAGGCCTCTATCGCGTTCTTAACGCGTTCATCCTCCTTGACCTTCTTATCCTTCCCATAGACATGCCTTGATGCAAGGATACGCCTCTCCTCTGGTGGTTGTCTCCTGAACGGGCCATCGACATAATCAGCAACGAGGACAACATACCATAGCTGCTCCATCTTAAGTGAGGTAAGCTCCGGAACGAGCTTGGCTGCCTCCGGGTTTACCATCACCTTATTGTTTCTATCTACTTGGAATACTGGCATAATCTAATCTTCCCATCCTGATTTCTTCGAATCTTTGAAATGCTTCAGTAAAGCTATCGCCTCCATCTTCATGTAAGGGACAGGTATAATCTTCGGCTGAAGCCTCTTATTGATGAAGATGATACCACATCGTCCAGTCTTTACACCAAAGGTTTTCTCTGCCATCAATGCATAAAGACTAAGCTGTAAGGAGTAATGGTTATAGTTACAGTCCTCAAGATGATCTAATGGATACTTCAGGAACTTATTGTAATGCTTCTTAAACTCCCCATCCTTCTCACGGGCAATAGAGTCATATACAATCCCCTTCGATTCATTCGTCTTATAGTCCCACCAGTCAATAATCTTTACCTTCGTTCTATTGCTCTGTCGCTGTACAGGCAAGTCAGCAGTACCAGCTACCTCATACTCGCTGTCATAGACAATCGCTTCAGGGAAATACTTGTAGTACTTTGAAAGGAAAGCTGCGATCCTCTTTGCTACCGGAATGATCAGATCATCACATCTCCCTTCAAGCATATACTTCTCAAGGTTATCATGTATCCAATTCCCATGATCAATAGCAGATTTATTCGTTACCTTCCACTCAGCGAGGATTCTCTCCTGCGCCTCATCAACAGAGATCCCATCAGCCTTTGCTCTCCCGGGAGCCATCCTACCAGAGATACCTATCGCATCAAAGTCATTCTTGACAGTATCAAGAACCCTTGATGCACTGGTATATTCCTTTTTCTTAGGATTGAAGTACTGGTGGGTGTCCTCCTTGAATGTTATATAATCCTGAAAGCCTAACATCAGGCTACGAAATCTTCATCAGAGACCTCATCCAAGGGATCAGCAACAGGGCCCTCATCGTCGATATACCCTTCACCCACCTCTTTGCTATGTAGATCTTCCGTTGGCCCCGGCTCCATCTGTCCATCCTCCGAGGCAGGCGCACCGAATACATTCACCTTCTCAGTAGGTGGCTTCCATTCATCCCCTTCATCCATCAGCGTCTCAGACATCGCTTCAATCTCTTCAGGCTCCGGTTCAAATTCCTCAGTGGGAGTAGTCACCTCTTCAATAGCTTGCTTTGGCTCCTCGGAACCTTGTTCCTCCATCATAACGATCATACCCCTATGTGAGAACTGATCCACCACACGATTGATGATCTGCTCCTCATCAAACCCTGCGATCTCTTTCTTCCCTGCTGCATCGGTATGACTTATGAGATACTTCTTATAGTCAGCAATATCACTGATCGCTGCCGTAGAGAAGTACGCTACGATAATACCAAACAGTCTTTTAATAACATCCCGGGCATTCTCGTAATAAGCCAACTCATCATTGGGAGTGATCTTCGCAGGGTTGAGGTTAAGTGGTTTCTTCTCGATATGCTCCATCACACCCCTGATAACAAAGCTGGTCTGATCCATCTCTATCGCTGTGACAACAGTATTGTCCCATAGCCTCTGCAAGTGCCTACGTGAATTCTTAGCGTTCTCATCGGATGAGAGAAGTGTATAGGTAGCAAAGTCCATGTAAGTATCATAGACCGGAACCCAGTACCCTGCTACATTCAACAGAAAGTATTTCAGCCTCTGAGTGGCATCCATGATATTCGGTGGTGTGTTATCCCTCCGGTACACATTGATCTGGTCATCATAGACCTGATCATTAACCTTTTTATTCTCTGTAGGGATATGCTTGGAGAGCTGGTGGAATTTTATCTCAATTCCTTCTACGCCCCTCTTATGGAGCTTTACTGATGCAATCGTTTTCATAAGTATAAATCGTTTAGTTATATATATAAAAAAATATAATTCAAATGTAGACAAAAATCCCGGGAGAAGGCTCTTTACACCTCCATGCCGGGATTTATCCAAGATGGCAATCTCAGGATTCTCTTCCAAAGACCTTGCGCTCCTTTGTAGGGAACTGCTCCTTTACAGGACGGTCACGCTTCTTCGCTTTAGGCTTCTTGACAATTTTCTTCGAAGCTTCTTTCGGTTCTTCCTTTTTGGTTACTTCCTTTTCATCTGTCATGGCGTAATAATGTTAGTTTTAATAATAATGCAAATTACAATTTTTTCCTATTACAGCAAAGCATCAACAATAGACGAGAACAGCTTATCCTTCTTCTGCTGGAACTCAGGTAGCCTCTCAAATGGAACAATACAGTGATGCGTCTTTTTCTCAGCATCCTTAACTTCTCCATACACCCACCCATTATCCACCTTATCCTTCATCCAAGCATTATGCTGCGAATCAGCATTAGCACCCGGATTAGCAATCCTGAACCGGACTCCATTGACAGCAGACTCTCGCTGCCAGTCCTCAGCGTCTTTCCAGTCCTTCTGCGAGTTATCACTCTCGGACTCACACCATGCCTTATTCGCCTGATGTGCTACCTTAGCAATAGTAAGCACCTCATTCGTAATTCTTACTCCTTCTACTTCGTTCATCATTAAAGTTATTTATTGGTTAAATCTAATTTATCTTTTATATCAAAAAGCTCAGAGATTCTTTGATTATCATTAGCAATAGAATTAAAAGACGTTCTTATACGTTCTAAATTC